CGCCGCCGCCGACGCCGCCGCCTATGACGTTAGGAATAAAATGAAACAAAAAATATTAAATTATGGAATAGGGTTGTTGAGGGAGAGGGGGAGAACCTAGCCATGCGAAAAGAGAAATGCTTTTGGGTTACGAGATAAATTAAAAAATAAAAAAAAGGAGAAGCAAAATGATAGTAGAAGCATTTAAGAATGATAAGACTATTTTGGTTTCAATGACCGCAGATGAATTGGCAAAGTTGACTTCGTTTTCGGATACTTACACCATGAGAGAACGGATGGACAAACATTATGACTATCAAGGTTTTAAGCCGAGTATAGTCGGGAAAGAATTTAATGTCTGCGATATTTACAAAGAAGCGCGTGCCGCTTTAGATTCCCATAAAGAAGCATTAACGGCGGCTGAACAATTAAAGAAAAGCGCCTCAAGATTTTTGGGGTTCTTTGATGTATCTGAAAAGAATAAGTAAGCGGCCCCCGGTCAATCAGGAAGATTAAGGGGTTTGGGAAGATATGACAAGCACATTATTAATTAAGATTCTGCTTATTGAGTACGTCGTTATCATGGCCGTCTGTATTTATGAAAAGAACTGGCCCCGTACGCTTTATTGGTTTGGGGCGTCGCTTCTGCAAATATCTATTCTTTGGGGAATGAAATGAGAGCCAATATTCAGCTTTTTAATATGGACTGCATGGTAGCCATGAAAGAGATGAAAGACAAGCAGTTTGACCTTGCGATTGTTGACCCTCCGTATGGGATAAATATTAGTGAGGATTTATATAAATAATAAATTAAAAGAAAGGAGGTCGCCACTATGTTTAAAAACAATCGCGGAGAAGTTGCTACTATCTTTTTAATTACAACGTATGCCGTTATTGGTATTGTCGCGTTTGCGTTTGGTTCCGGTAAGGTCAATTACCCTGACTTTCACGCTAAACCTAAGACGCTCGATACTCTCCGGCATCCCGCTCCAACACCGGAAGATAAAAACCAAAGTCCAATGTTTAAAATGTGAGGTGCTTTATGCAGGTTTTTAATAATGATATCGCCGGTCTTTATAGCCGTATCAATCGCTATATTACCGAACTCATCAAATGCGCGTCATCTAATGTCGCCGACATCAACGAACATGACCGCGCCCGTATAGGGGCATACATCACGGCATTGCAGTTTTATATTAATTGGTCAACATCACAACCGTTCCTTGACCTTCCCGAAACACACCCTAAAACAATCGAACTTGAGAACGCGCCGGAGATTCCATTGATTGAGAATCTCATGGTAGCTGATCTCATTAGTCTTTTAGTTCGCGGCCGTGATGAAATAATTAACTCGCAATCAGCGAGGAACTCAAACGGGATTATTTCTTTTGACCTGGCCCGCATTAACGCCGTATTAACAAAAATCCGCAGTTTCCTCCTTGAGTATGTGGATAAAGTTACCCCGGTTGACATGCCGGAAAGTTCCCCGAAGTACCCCGACACAAGGACAGGCAGCACAGGAATACAACCCGTTTAATTTCTTCGCGCGCCGGAGAGCCGCCACCCTCCGGCTTTTATTAATAAATCTAAAATAAGACAATCATAAAAACAAAAGGAGTAAGTGATGCCCAGAGGATTATTTGTCCCGAGAGCTGGAAAAGAAGATGGTCGTAAAACTCGCTGGCAGAAAGCTAAACAAAACGCAAAGAAGGAAGCTGAAAAAAAGAAGAAATAACTTAATTGTGGGGTGCGCATACTTTATCACGCATTAAAAATGGAGTTATATTATGTTAACAGTTGAAGAACTTGCCAGGAGAATTAACCTCGTCAAAGATGCGGTTGATCGTTCAGTTATCGGCCCTTTATTTGTTTATCCAGATCAGGATGTTACTAACAAGCAGATGAACACAATCGCATTTCAGACATTCAGCGCGCTTATCACACAGATTATTGCGCCTGAAATTGATTTTGAACCAGATTCTTAACCATTTACACCGGAGGATTTTTTGCAGAACGCAATCGAAAAATTTAAAGAGAAAATGAACCAGACTTCTTTGTTCTGGAAAAAAACGGTTGAGATCTCTGCCCAACATGGCGAGATAATTTCTGTTAAATCTGATGGATTCTCTTTCCAGACAGATTTTGAAAAAAAAGTTGAAGATGTTAAGAAAAAGTAGTATACTTTAATCGCAAGTATAGTGTTGAGTAATAAATAGATAGAATCTCAAACTTAAATAAAGACGAGGTCCTCACGGGCTTCGTCTTTTTGTTTTTAAAGGAAACATGCCAGGACCTAAAAAGGGAACACCTCAAATAAAAATAGATTTATCCCAAGCCGAAAAACTTGGAGAACTTCAATGCACTTACGCAGAGTGCGCCGCCTTCCTCTCAACCAAAGAAAGAACAATCTCGGAAGATTTATTAAAACACCGGCAGGATTTTATCACAGCATATAAAAAAGGTGCCGAAGTGGGAAAGATAAGTCTGCGGAGAACTCAATTTAGGTTGTCTAAAAAGTCCCCTGCAATGGCAATTTGGTTAGGTAAACAGTATCTTGGTCAAACTGAAAAACAAGAAATGAGTTTCCCGGATGCAGAAAGATATTTCCAAGCTATTGCCGACGCGATTATACGAGCTGACACCACGCCAAATTCAGTATTACAAAGACAATCACCGCTTCGTAATTAATCCGGCAGGGCGACGGTCAAGAAAAACATTAATAGGTAAACGTAAAACATTATTGAGAGCGTTACAAACTCCTGGGAGATATTTTCACGGAGCGCCGACACATAAACAGGCAAAAGATATTTTTTGGGATTCACTTGTTAAGGATACATCATTATTTAGAGTAGATAAAAGTGAAACCGATCTTGTTGTTAGATTGCATAATGGTTCTGAAATACACGTTGTCGGATTAGATAAGCCGGAAAGAATAGAAGGGCAGCCCTGGCATGGATGCCATATAACAGAGTTCGGCAACTTAAAAGGTATTAATGTATGGACAAGTAATTTAAGGCCGGTTCTGTCAGACACAAACGGATGGGCCTTACTTGATGGTGTTCCAGAAGGAAGAAACTTTTATTATGATTTAGCAGTTAAAGCATGTGACGGCTCTTTACCAAAGACGCTTCCGAATCATGGTTCTTTCTCAGAATGTAATGAGTGGGCATATTTTCATTGGTTTAGTTCTGATGTTCTTTCTCAGAAAGAGATTGAAGAAGTAAAGAAAGAACTTGATGAAAGAACATACCGCCAAGAGTATGAAGGTTCGTTTGAGAGTTATGAAGGATTAGCATATAAAGAGTTTGGTCAACATAATCTTGATGGCAATATAATTGAAAATAAATCCATAATATCTATCGGTATGGATTTTAATGTCGATCCAATGACAGCAGTTGTGGGACATGTTGAATCAGATTCTTTTATGCAGTTTGATGAAATCTTTTTAAATAACTCAAATACTTTTGAAATGCGTGATGAAATATTACGAAGGTATAAGGATCCAAAAAGAATTGTGATTTATCCAGATTCAACAGGAGATAGCGAACGATCAAACGCGACAAAGACAGATATTCAGATATTAAAGGATGCAGGGTTTAAAGTAAGAGCAAATTCGGCCAATCCTCCACAAAGAGATAGAATAAATACAGTAAATTCTTTTATAAAAGACAGAGGAGCAAAAACAAGATATAAGGTAAATCAAAACAGATGTCCTAAAACGATAAATGACATGAATAAAAGAGAAAGTATGTCTGACGGGAGGTTGAATAAAGACCAAGAAAAGGAACTTAAAATAGGGCATATCTCTGATGCGTTAGGTTATCTTGTGTTCTATCTGTTCCCTATATTAAAGGGCGAGATCAAGGGGTTAAAAATATGAGTAAGATTAAAGATATTATTGAGAATCCGCATGAGGTTTATAAACAGAACCTTGCTTATTGGAACTTTCTTTTACAGAGTTTTGAAGGCGGCAGAGAGTATTGTCAAGCCGACATACCAAAAGATTCAACTTTAAATAAAGGGCTTTTATCATGGCTATTCACGCGCGTAAAGGTTGATGGCAAAGAGTTGTCG